ACCATACATTTCTTTAGGTAACACAGGTAACTCATACCAAACAGTTACAGGTAGTTCTGATGGAAACGATTTAACTTATCGTGCATACCAGAACCACATATTCAAAAATACAACAGGTGCCAGTTCTTCAACAGATGGCACAGAACGTATGCGCATCACATCAGGTGGCGCCTTGCAAATCGCTGGTGGTGGCAATGATAATGTTGGCGAGATTAACATGGGTAATGCAGCCCAGAACGCCAATCGCTTCCAAGTGCGCCACCAAAGCAGCGCATGGTATTTAAAGACGGTTGATAGTGAGCCGCTTGTATTTGGCACGTCAAACGCAGAACGCATGCGCATCGACCCATCGGGCCACCTGCTTGTGGGGACTACTAATGCTTCACCTGCTACAAACAACGTAGATGGTGCTGTTCTGAGGAGCCAAGGGCATATTAACGTAAGCCGCTCTGGTGGTGTTGTCGGATATTTTAACAGGCGCACATCAGACGGCACTATCCTTGACTTCCGCAAAGACGGCACCACGGTGGGGAGTATTGGGTCATCTAGCAGCCAAATGTATATTGGTCACTCTGATACAGGCATACGATTTACTGCTACAGCAGACGACATCCGTCCGTGGAACCCCTCCACAGGAGTAATTAGAGATGCTGCTATTGACCTTGGTGATAGTGCAGGACGCTTCAAAGACCTCTACCTCTCTGGCGGTGTCTACCTTGGCGGCACTGGGTCGGCTAATAAGTTGGACGATTATGAAGAGGGGACTTGGACGCCTAGTTTGCTTTCTGACAACACAGATGCAACTTGGGGTTACAACGCTAGGGTTGGAAGGTACGTCAAGGTAGGTAGCATGGTTCATATTTGGGGTGCTATAAATTTATCATCAAGGTCAGGCGGTGGCGGCGGCGTGTTTGTAACTGGTCTTCCATTTACAATGATGGGATCAGGCATTCCTGCTGCTAACGTAGGCATATTGGTTGATAATATGGATCAAGATAGACGAGTTGTAACAGCGCAGCTAAACGAAAGTAACTCTAGCTTCAGATTAATAGACTTGTCAGGCGGGACAGAAACGCATGGGGCAATGAATGTTGCAAGATTTAGCGGGAACGAAAACGTCAGGTTTATGTTCGCCTATCCAGTATAACCACCCCTGTTGGATCGCAGGGTAGTCAGTCCAACCATCAAGGAGATAAACGATGGCACTAACAGAAGAAACAGTACAAGACAAAATAGAGATCGTAGGCGACTTCAAGCACGTTCAGGTGCGTACAGCCACAGTCATCAAGCGTGACGGTGTAGAAATCAGCCGTGGATATTCACGCCATGTAGTCGCACCAGATGCAGACATCACAGGTGAAAGCACAGAGGTGCAAGCCATCTGTAACGCAGTTCATACACAAGCGGTCAAGGATGCCTACGCCGCACACTTAGCAGCACAGGAGTAATACAATGGCTGTAACATTTACTTGGTCAGTCCCAATGACCGAATACAATAATGCTGACGGAGGCATTTTTTGCATCCATTGGAGAGTGACAGGCGTAGACGGAGATCACTCTGCGTCTAGCTATGGCACAACATCACACGAATACGATGCATCAGATGCAGGATTTATCGCATACGATAGCGTCACAGAGGCAAACGCAATCGAGTGGGCCAAGGCTCAACTGGATGCGGATGCAGTAGAGCAAGCTATTGCGGATAAGATTGCCGCAGAGCAAAACCCAACCAGCGCAGCGGGAGTACCGTGGGCTTAACTTAAGGAGAACGTAATGACTACTGAAGACAAAAAGGTATTCATCACTATCGACGATGTAGACTACACTGAAGAAGACCTAACTGATGAACAGAAGGTTATGATCAGTCATATCAACTCACTACAACAAAAGATTAACTCAGCAGAGTTTAACCTAGATCAACTACGAGTTGGTAAGGATGCTTTCATTCAAATGCTTAAGGGCAGCTTAGAGAAAGAAGACTAATGAGTAGAGACCTGTCTGCAGCTATTAGTGGTTCACTAGAGGATAACGTAGTTTATCCCTTCTTTGCTATTGACCTAGAGTTTGATAGCCCTAATACCTTACGTCTGTGGACAGGTTATGGTACTCTTGTATATGAGGGTGTCAGTTACTTTGGCACAGGAGAACTCTTAGGTATCTCATCCGTAGAAGAGACCGTAGAGATGGCTGCTAAGGGGGCTACACTAACTCTTAGTGGTGTACCTAGTGAAGTTATCTCTTTGGCTCTACAGGAGCCTTACCAAGGCCGTGTGTGTAAGATTAACTTTGGTATGTTTAGCACAGATAACTTACTACAAGAAGATGCTACAAGTTATATCTTACTACAAGATGGTGCTAAGATTGCCCTAGAGTCTCAACAGACTAGCCTTACTGAGGTATTCACTGGTTATATGAACCAGATGAGTATTGAGGAAGGTCCAGATAGTTCTACTATTCAGTTGTCCGTAGAGAACAAACTTGTAGACCTAGAGAGACCTAGAGTAGCTCGTTATACCTCTGCTTACCAGAAAGATAAGTTTGCTGGTGACTTAGGTTTAGACTTTGTGGAAAGCCTACAAGACCAGAAATTAGTATGGGGACGTTCTGTTGATTAACTACCAACAAGAGTTCCTTGTTACTGCTAGACCCGATGCACAGAAGTTATTAGAAGACCACTGGGAAGAGATAGCCCTAAATAAAGGTAAGATAGCACTTAACCCTGATTGGGATGCATATGAGGCTCTAGAGTTATCAGGGAAGCTAAAGATATTCACTGCTAGAGTAAACGACAGAATGGTAGGATATTTTGTTGTCCTAGTTGGTCCTAATTTACACTACAGGGACCATATCTTTGCAGTAAACGACATATTGTATCTAGATAAGAACTATCGTAGAGGTCGTACTGGCATAAAGCTAATTAAGTTTGCAGAACAATGCCTCAAGGAAGATGGTGTGTCTGTACTAAATATAAACACTAAGACACATAAACCCTTTGATAGTCTGATGGAGTATCTAGGGTTTAATCTTATAGAACGTGTCTACTCTAAGTATATAGGTGACTGATGGCTATTTCTGCTGGCGTGGCATTGATGAGTACTGCTACTACCTACTTTACTGTAGGGTTTGTAACAACTCAAGCTATGATAACTCACTTCCTAGTCAGTACGGCTATGGGGGCTGCTCTTAAGGCTTTAACACCTAAACCTTCCTTTGGAGCTAATGCAGCTAACAGGGGTTATCAGGTTACTCAACGTGGTGCTGCTGTAGATCATCAGGTTATCTATGGTCAAACTCGTGTTGGTGGTGTAGTTGTCTATGATGCTTTGTCAGGTGATGATAACGAGTATCTACATCGTGTAGTAGCTTTCGCTGGACATGAGATTGAAGAGTTTACCACTTTCTACTTAAATGATGTAGCTGTTACTTTAAGTGGTTCTGATGTAACTAACGAAGAGTTTCAGATTGAAGATGGTAGTGGTAACTTTGAAGAGTATGCTGTTCGTATTAATACTCATTTAGGTACTGATGACCAGACTGCTGATAGTGACCTTGTTAGTGAAGTTACAGAGTGGACTACAAACCACAGACTACGTGGAATAGCTTACGCATACTTTAGATTTAAGTATGATCCTAATGTATTTGATCAGGGTATCCCAGACATCAGTGCTGTAATTAAGGGTAAGAAGGTCTACGACCCTCGTAGTGAAACTACAGTGTGGTCTGACAACCCTGCCCTCTGCATGAGAGACTATATGATCTCTGATTATGGTCTATCTGAAGAAAGTGCTAATATTGATGATACTCTTGTATCTACTGCAGCTAATGTCTGTGACTATTACAACTATCCTACATTAACAGGAGACCCTAGATTTACCCTCAATGGGGCGTTTCTAGTTAGTTCTACTCCTCATGATGTTTTAACAGACCTGTCCAGTGCTATGGGTGGTATGTTGTGGTATTCACAAGGTAAGTGGCGTATGAAACCCGCCTACTACACTAACTCTGTTCTGTCGTTAGACGAAGATGACCTACGATCTTCTATTAGTGTATCTACAAGACATTCTCGTCGTGATAACTTTAATGTTGTCAAAGGGGTCTACAGAGGGCCAGACACAAACTACCAACCCACAGACTACACTCCTGTAACTGATGCTGGTTTCTTAACTATCGACGGTAATCAGGAGAGTGTACTTAACTTAGATTTACCTTATACAGATGACTTTGATATTGCTCGTCGTCTAGCTCTGATTACCTTAGAACGTAACAGACAACAGATTACAGTACAGGCATCCTTTGGTCTTAAGGCTTTCCGTTGTCAGGTTGGAGATGTTATCCAATTAACTAACTCTAGGTTTGGTTGGACTAATAAAGAGTTTGAAGTTATTGCTTGGAGTTTTGGTCTTCAGAATGAATATGACTTACAAGTACACCTTACACTAAGAGAGACCTCTGAGAATGTCTTTGATGACATATCTGATGGTGCAGCTTTAGAACTAGACAACACAGAACTAGCTGACCCTAAAGGTGGTCTCCTAGTTACTAACGTGTCAGTTAGTGACAAAGGTAATATACAAAGAGATGGTACTTTTGTTGGTCAAGCAGAAGTCTCTTGGACTGCTGTATCTAACCCATATCTAAACCACTATGAAGTACAGTGGAAGGATGTAGATGAAACTGCATACTTAAGAACTGAGGCTCCTAGAGGTCAAACATCAGTTATCATTGGACCATTAGAAACTGGTGTGCAGTATGACGTAAGAGTACGTGCAGTTACTGTATCAGAGGTTAAAGGCTCTTGGGTCTCTGCCACTGCTTATACCCACGGTGGGGATACTACTGCACCTTCCCCTGTTACTGGGTTGTCTGCTACTGGTGGACCAAAGAACGTAACATTAGACTGGACTGCCCCTACAACAGATAGTGATACTACTGCTCTGTATGACCTTAAGGGTTATAACATCTATCGTAATACTTCTAACAGTCAACCTGCAAGTCCTGCAGCCTTCTCTGGTTCTGATAAGTATGTAGATGGTGGGTTAGCTCAAGATACTGAGTATTATTACTGGGTAACTGCTGTAGACTTTACTGGTAACGAAAGCACTGCAGTAGCTTCTGGTGCTGTATCTACAGATGCTGCTATTGTTGTTACTCAAGAAGACACACGAATTTACACTGGTGTAGTCTACTACCAGACATTACAAGCTACTGCACCTAGTACACCAAGTGCTACCAGCTTCAACGAGACAACGCTTACCTTTGGCGGATTGACTTCTGGTTGGGCTACTACTCAACCTTTTGTTGATGCTACAAGCACAACAGTTAAGGAGTGGTCATCCAAGTATAAAGTAGAGTTTGATATTGATGATAACGTCACTATTACCTTTACTACTCCTGATGGTGCCTTTCAGATCACTGATGATATTGAAAGTGATAACTATAGTGCTGGTTCTACAGGTTGGCGTATAGAACGTGACACAGGCTTTGCTGAGTTTGGCTCTGCTGCTATACGTGACACTTTATCTGTAGGTCAAATACCTGATCTTACATCAAGTAAAGTTACTGACTTAGGGTCTCTTGCTACACAGAATACTGTAGATTATACTACAGAGGTTACTAACACTCCAGACCTTTCAGCCTATGCTACTACTTCTCAGCTAAATGCTAAGTCTACAGTTATCTATAGTTCTAGTACCCCTACCTCTACTAGCACAAATGATCTGTGGTACAAGACAACAGAAGACCGTTACTACAGATACAATGGTTCTTCTTGGGTTCCTGTAGCTATCACTGCTGATAGTATTGTCGCAAGTTATGTCTATGCAGGTAATATTAATGCATCTCAGATTACTGCGGGTACAATTAGTGCAGAAAGATTTATAGGTTCTGGTATTACTCACCTTGGATCAAGCACCGTTAGCGTATCCGCAGAACTTGGGACAACGAACTTATCTGTTTCTATCAGCGGATTGCAAAGCGGAACAAAATTACTAGGAATTGCTGGTGTTTCAGGTAGAGTGACCACTAACAATGGTTCCCGAACGTTCACGACAACGGCATCCCTGTCAGGGGCTGGGTCTAGTGGATCAGTTACAACCGTAAATGGTGTTGCTGACAATGAAGGCGCAGCAATTGGTGGCTGGTTAGGTGCAGTTGTAACTGGAACCACTACAACAACAGGAACCGCAACACTGTCTGTTTCAATCGTTCGTGGTACTGGTACGGGTAACACATCATTTTCAGGATCGATAGTTATCCTTGGAGTGCAAAGCTGATGGCAGACTATATCATCTATAACAATGAACTTTTGATAATGAGGGTAAGCTGCTCTGAACTAGACGTACAAACTATGGCGACAGATAATAGTGCTTCTTTCGTGTTAGATACCTTCAGCAGCTATGAGTTAGATCAACTACAGGTCGTTAGTGGTTCAATATCAGTTAAACCTCAAGGCGTTCAAGATGAAGAATTGGAGATCAAACAGTGGACTTCAATAAGGGCGCAGAGGGATGGTCTACTCAGTTCATCAGATTGGACACAGTTTAACGACAGCCCCTTAACTGACACTAAGAAACAAGCATGGGCCACATATCGTCAAGCCTTGCGTGACTTACCCGCAAATACAACAGACCCAAGAAACCCAACTTGGCCTACTAAACCATCATAAGAGGATATTATGGGATACCAACTAGGAACACGAAGTAAAGAAAAACTTGAGGGTGTAAACCCACGCTTGGTAGCTGTTGTTGAAAGAGCTATTGAGCTATCTGAGCAGGACTTCTCTGTAATCTGTGGTTTACGTACCGTACAAGAACAAGAGGCTCTAGTAGCTAAGGGTGCATCACAGACGATGAAATCTAAGCATCTAGAAGGTAAAGCTGTAGACTTAGCTGCATGGTGCGATGGCATTCGTTGGAAACTAAACCTGTACGACGAGATTGCTGATGCAATGCTAAAGGCAGCTAAAGAACTAGGAGTGACACTACGCTTGGGTGCTGCATGGCACAAGGCATTAAACGACTGGGATGGAACTGCAGAAGACCTGATGAATGAATACATTGATGTTCGTCGTTCTGCTGGTCGTAGACCCTTCATAGATGCACCACATTTCGAGGTTCTATAGTCATGTACGAGATGGTAGACTTAATTATGCAATGGCTTGTAGCCCCTGTTATAGTCGTTGTATGGCATCTGTTTTCCCGATGTAATCAACATGAAACACAGATAGCTGTACTTAAATCTCAACTAGAATCATCTAAAGTCTCATATGATCGTGAGATGAAAGAGATGAAAGAAACTATTAAAGCAATATTCCTAAAACTCGACAGTATAGAACAATCACTGCGAGATAGGTAAAACCATGATAGACCCAGTTACGATCATTGGTGGTGCAACTGTCGCCTTCAATGCTATCAAGAAGGGTATAGCTGTAGGTAAAGACTTACAGGATATGCACGGTCAATTATCCAAATGGGCAGGTGCTATGTCAGACTTAGGTCAGGCAGAGAAACAAGCAAATAACCCACCTTGGTGGAAATCATTAGGTGGGTCTGTAGAGGCTGAAGCTCTGGAAGTTTGGAACGCAAAGCGTAAGGCAGAGGCCATGCGTGAAGAGCTACGCCAACATATTTCTTTCGTATATGGGCCAACAGCATGGGATGAGCTAGTGCGTACAGAAGCTAAGATTAGAAAGCAAAAGAAAGAGCAAGAGTATCGTAAAGCTGAGATACAAGAAGCTATTATCACTTGGTCTATCACTGGTTTCTTATTGTTAATATTCTTTGGTGGACTAGGTGCTATACTTTACATGAGCAGATGATAAGAATTGGTGATAAGTATTACGTTTATGATGAGAACGGTAAGATACTAATTATTACCAGAAGTAAAAGGATTGCTGAAAATGTCTATAACACCAGAGTGGCTAGATAAGTGGCGCATATGGCCTAGACTAATTATAACTCTTTATGGTTATGCTTTCTATAAAACGACAACATGGTTTATGGACTTACCTGACCCTACAAATGCTCAAGCAGGATTTGTGTCGGTTATCGTAGGTGCAGGAGCAGGTTTCTTTGGGATATATGTAAATGGTAAGTCGGCTGATAATCGTAGCTCTACTAACGTCAACGTTAAGTAGTTGTGGTTTAACATCCCTAATTCCCACTGGTGGGACTAACGTAGCTGCTAACACTCAAGTGGGTGCAGAGAACAACCAAGGTGTAACGACAAACATTGATAAGTCTGTCGCCCCTAGTGTAAGCCCCACTGGTCCTGTAGAGACTGTACAACAAGATAATAGTACGACAAATATATCTGAGATAGACCCATTTCTATTGTTGTTATTAGTATTGGGGTGGTTAGCCCCATCACCGTCTGAAATTGGAAGAGGCTTACTTAAGCTATTCAGACGTAAAGAATAAGAATATCCATACTCTGCATAAAACTAAACCCCTGAATCCTTAGTTGGACTCAGGGGTCTTTTTGTGTCTACTCTTCTGATAGACCTAGTTTGTTCATACACATTGCCGTACCTTCATACAGCATCTCTATGTCGGCTTCTGCCTTTGTGATCTTTCGTAGGCAATATGCATTGGCTAATAGGCTAATTACCAACACTCCTTCTACTACACTCATTTACGCTCCTGTTGTTGTATTAGTGCTTCTAGATACCATCGTGCTTTCTTCAAGTCTTCTACACCATTCTTGTATCGCCATCGGTGTAAATACTTAGCTACATTCCCACGGTAGTACCCTGTAAGTTCATCATCAGACAAGAAGTCCTTGATATACTCAATACATTCGATAGAACCTGTACCATAGTGTGCAGGGTTGTTTACGTTATCAGTCATTAGTAATCCTTAATCTTGTAGACTTCTTTGTAGATTTTCTCCATGTCGTCGTGACCTTTTCCGTAGCCTACAATGTGACCCATTATAAAGCCACAAATAGCTATACAAGTTCCGTAGAATATCATTTCCATTACAGGTTCTCCTTCATAAAGACTTTCACCCACTGTGCGCAGATGTCGGATCGTATAATGTCGTCTACACCAAACTCTATGATTGGTACAGGCAACATATGCTTCTTTGCTAGGTGAATAACTTTAGACAAGCCATCAGCTTCCTTCAGGTCTGACTGTTGTATATCACCATTAAGTACTATAGTGGTGTCTTCACCTACTCGTGTCAAGAGCATCTTAAGCTCATGCGTAGTTATATTCTGAGTCTCATCGACAATTATAAAGGCATTATCGAAGCTACGCCCACGCATAAGTGCAAGAGGTGCCATCTCAATGTTACCATTCTTGATCCCTGTTTCTACTACACCCTTCCCTAAATGCTTCTCTAGTACGTCTAACACAGGTAATGCCCAAGGCATTGTCTTCTCCTGCAGATCACCCTTGAGGAAACCTAACTCTTTACCTACGGCAAGGTGAGGTCTTGTGATGACGATCTTATCAATTTCTTTCGTCGTGTAGAGGTCGGCAGCATAAGTCGCCGTAACATACGTTTTCCCAGTACCCGCAGGGCCAAGAATGAAGACTTGAGAACTTTCTTTAAGCGCATCTAACAACTCTTTCTGTTTATCTGTTTTAGGTACTATACCAGAGACTTTCTTAGCTGTAGCACCTTTGTAGTTAGTCTTGCGTCGAGTTCGGGTTTGTTTCTTTGGGGGTTCATCCATCAATACTTACCAGTTCAGCCTCTGTAAAAGGGATATGAAAGAATAGTTCACCTTTACGTATATTTCTACCCCTAGCCTCTTTAAGACTTTGTCTAAGAGCCTCTGTTTACGTTCAGGAATGCGTATCTCTGTCCAATGTGAGGGCCAGTCCCCATCCCACGCTACCTTAACCTCTGCCTCGTTAAAATAGGTGTAACCACCCTTCTGAGAAATAACATCTACAAAGTAGTTCTCCTCAGTGTTTACGATCTCATGCTTTTTCTGGATCAGGAACGACACAAGAGCTTGTTTAGCTTTTTCGTCGTATGCCTCATACAAAGCCCTATTAAAACTCTTGCGTACCTTTGTCATTTAACCACTCTTTCAGTTCTGTATAGCCACCAATATGTGTGCCTTTTGTATTAAAGATTTGAGGGACAGTAGTAATACTAGACCTCTTTAACAGATGCAATAACCACTTACTACTAGGCGTCTGTATATTGTATTCTGTATATGGTAATCCATTTCCTTTTAACAAGGCTTTAGCATCATCACAAAAGTTACATTGGTCACGAGTTATGATCACGTACATCTTTTCTCCACTTGAGTTCGTGTAAGAGTTTCTTTTGTTCATATTCGGACATTATTATCCAGTCTCTAATTTCGTCTACTGTCCTTAGACACCCTGCACAATAGCCATCGTCTATACGACAAACTAGAATGCAGGGCGAAGGTACTTGACCTACGTCAGGTCTACGATTTCGCATGAGTCACCAGAACATGCCATTGTCTGCATACCTGCTGTATTGTCCTCTTGCTCGTAGTCAGACAGTTTAGACCAGTCGATCTCTGTTGGCATCAACGACAATAACTCCTCATAGTCTGATTTGCCGCAGTCCTGATAAGGTGCTTGCTGATACGTATGGTCACTGTGTGGTAGGAATGATACACCTGACATCTCATCAAAATGCTCATACACAAATGCACCTACAGATACCCATTCAGAATCACGTACTGACACAGTAATGCTAGGCTTATGTTCACACCAGTGTCGTTGATACGTCAGCCACATTTCTAGTTGTTCAATAGCTGTCATATCATTACGTGTTACTGCACCTGCTGGGGCTTTCTGTGGGAAGCTGAATACTGTCGTGTTATCAGGCTTCATCACATCAGGCTCATTAGGTACACCCTGATCAATCAAGAACTTGGTTAGGGGGTCTTTGTTGTCACCTCTAACAGTACGGATGTAATAAGGGCTGTGACGAGCGTGTATCCCACTAGCAGAATCAACAAGTTGGGAGACAGTGCCAGAAGGTTTGACACAAGTGATAGCAGCAGACTGAGGGATACCAAGACGTTCGCTCCATTCAGCATTTGTAGTAATCGCAACATTTCGTAGATGCTCCAAGGTTTTGGCTAACCCAGCATTAGCACTGGTCATTAGCGGATTGTCCATTATGCCTGTTAGACTTACACCCAACAGACGCTCTTCTTCCGTATTGTCGGCCCAATCCTTAGAGAGGTACGGAAACTTTGTATAGGTAGATTGGATCGTACCTAAGATAGTCGCATATTTTACCTTGCGTTCTATGTCTTCAATATTGTCAGTAGCACGTACTACGCACTCAGTAAGGTTACAGAACTGCGCATTTAACAAAATTATCTCACTGCAAGGATTCGTCCCGAAGTCATTATCTGGATTACGACGACCATTCTTTGCAGCTTGCTTCTGTGATGCCTGACGGTTAAAGATACCTCGTTCACCAGACTTACTTTCGATCAATGCTGTCCACTCACGCATAAATGTTTCTGCATCTGGTTTGTCAGTATAAGCGACAGAGTTGTTAGCCAAGGCACGATGACCGTAGTTCTCCCACCACTGTCCTGACTTAGCATGACGCATCTTGTCGTCTGACAGGTTAGACAAACTGATCATAGCACTACGGCGTACACCACCAACAACCACAATCTCACCTATTTTACACATGATGTCGTGACACTCAATGGACGACAGTTTACGACCTTTTGCGACCAAAAACTTATCGACAGTGAAATTGAACAAGTCTACCAATGGTGCTGGACCTGATGCACGACCACCGAATGTCTTTAGTCTTGCACCTGCTGGTCGTACTTTAGATACATCCCACTTAGGAATTTCACCTGACCACAACAATGCTAGTAGTTGACGGTATGCCTTAGCCCAACCCTCTTTACTGTCCTTAACGACAATAGTGGTCTCAGACTTAAACATCTTCTCTGGTACTTCTGGTAACTTCTGAATATACTGACGTTCAACACTGAACCCTACCCCCGTGCCACACAACAGGATAAACATAGCCTCGTCAAAGCGTTTAGGCTTGTCTACAGCTACGTAAGAACAATTGTACATACACGTATTGTCACGGGCTGCTGCTGGTCCTGCAGTCATCATAGAACGCATAGATGGCATAACCTGTAGGTCTAGAATAGCATCACGAATATCTTTGATATAGCTGTCTTCACCTGTTAGGGGCTTAACAATATTGTCGATATAACGGTCAACTGTCTCTGACCATGCTTCACGTTTGTCGCCTGTCCAACGTGCATAACGTGATAGTGCAATAAAGTTTTGATAGGGGGTAGGGAGCATGTTGTTCATTATTGTTCTTTTCCTCGTCCACGCATTGATTTATCTTCTTCTAGCCATACCAGACGGTCAATGTCTGAACGACTAATACCGATGTCTGCTAGTTGTCTATCGGTCATTTGATTTAGTTGCTTAATTGCATCACGGTGTTCTCGCCATGTGGCTAGGAACCTGACGTATCGCCAGAACCATGACATACCTGTTGTTTTCTTACTCACCTTTTGTCTCCATTTCCACTGAGGACCCCACGTTGCTTGCGATCCTGTAACTTCTTTAGGTTAGCAGCAGCAAGGTCTGACATACTTACGTTTAGGTCACGACACAATGCAGCAATATACCATAGACAGTCACCTACTTCATCTGCAATAGCCTCACGATCAAACTTACCATCCCGTAAGATTTTCTTTACCTTATTGGCTACTTCACCAGCTTCTGCTGCTAGTCCCAACGCAGGGTAGATAACCTGATGTTCATGCTTATAGATAGCTGTCTGGGCTGCTGCTGCTTGATATACGTTCATCTCCATTTCTGTCTGACTAAAGTATTCAAACGCTTCTATATCTTCACGACTAATCAATGTATCATTCCTTCCGCTGTACCTAAGTTTATAGCTGCGTATTCTGCAAAGGCTAAAAACTCTTCTTCACTTACTGTTTCGTCTTCCTGACATTTTGACATAAGCAAGTATGTAGCTTTTCGTCGTAGTCCTTCTACATCCTGTTCTTGCTTTATCATCTCAAAGAGTTCCATATAGTCTAGTAGTGGCATCACATAAGCCTTCCATAAAATTGTGTCGGGCCTTTGTCATTCTGATCAAAGAGATACCAAGCGCAGTTATCTTTACCTGTATGTTTTGAACCTTCTATCCACTTCACTCTACCAACACTAACGATCCTAGAGCAGTATGTCATAAGTTTAGCTGACTGCTTAGTGTGCATCCAGTCTGCGTCAAACAACAGCCAAGTAGGACATATGTCGATCCAGTGTTCTATAAAGTTGTGTAGGAAGTTACGTTCCCACGGTGGGTTAGTGATACAGAAGTCCATCACCTGATACTCACCAAAGTCAATATCAAGAGCATTATGCTGAACAATGTCTGGATGTCGTGGTTCAATATCGCAAGCATAAATACAAGTCCCATGTCCATCTGTAAGATCATGGATATGTTGAATTAACCGACCATCACCTGCACAAGGCTCTACAAAGTCAAAAGTCTCTTGAGGTAGATGGTCGATCAAAGGTGCAACGGCCTCTATTGGTGTCGGGTAGTAGTCTCTTTCAACACGTTCAAAGTTAGACCGTTTGCCCATTACTTTCTCCACTTACTTACTAATTCCATATAGTGATCTAGACCTATCATAACAACCCAGTCCTTACGATCACCCCTAAAGAAAACGACAGGTTCATACTGACCACCCTGTTTAGCTTGCTCTACCCAATCATAGACTGTTGCTAAACTCTTTCGTCGCTTAACTTCTATAGACAGAGGAAGTATCTTTCTTGCCTTCGGTGACAGTTGGATATCTTCCCCTGACTGACCCATAGCAGTAGAACGAACATCGTCGGGTTCTAGTTCAGGAAATGTCTTAAGGATAGTATCTCTAATCTCCTGTTGTCCTAGTCGTCCTTTTGCTTTACTGCTACGGGCGGTTCCCATAATTGACCCTCTTCTCGTCTGAGCCAGAGTAGTCTGGCATTTTCTATTACACGGTCTATGTCACCACTATAAGCATTGATACATCGTTCATACATTTCTTGTTCTGTTGTTGCACCATCTAATAGCTTCTCTGCTTTTACTGGGCCAACTTTATACAAACCAATAATGTTATCTGCTGCATCACCTGTTAGTATTTGCTTATAGAAGAACTTAAGACCTTCCCATTCACTGACATCTGACCACTCATTACGACCAAAGTTAAAATGTGTACATGGTATCTGCAACATATCTTTGTCGATAGAGGCCACGACAGTATCAGGGCCATGCCTAGTTGCTTCGATTGCTATAAGGTCATCTGCCTCTTCTCCTTCACTCACGATA